GAGTTCCACGAACATGTAAAGGGGTTCCCTTTGAATACACGGTTCCTGACGCTTTAAATTTGCGTAGTCCATTGACCGACCTTGGAAATGCAATGTCTTCAGGAGGTAACAAATCAAATTCATCCTTGAAGTTATCTATAAAACTTATGAGATCCTCTTCACTACCACTCATCATAATCTTGAGTGCATTTTTAATAGCATCACGACATGGCATGGGAGTAGAAGACTTGACTGCCTCTATACCCATCATCTTTAGTTTGGGTTCATTATACCTAACACCCTCACTATCCCATACGTTAAGAATATACCTCTTCTTAGCAGTCCAAATACCACTAGAAGCAATATTCTCTCGCTTCATGATCATCTTCTGCTCATAAGCATTTACGTACGAGGCCAACGTTTCGTAAGAACTTTCAATATAAGGCTCAAGTTCCACTTCACAGACCTTGTTAAGGAACGTAGTAACGCTTTCATCAGTTTTCTCTCTGCCTTCGTATACAGTCTCGACCAAAGGACCGAGATTAAGATATATGCTATCAGTATCTGCAGCAATAACATAGTCAACCTCCTTAGTTTTAAGTACCTTGTTCAGGTACTCATTCATTTTATTCGCAATCCACCGTATTGATACCTGCCCACTAAGAGTAATTGCCTCAGCGTTAGCCAAGTTATAATATCTAAAGTATTGATTTCCAATGGCACCATAAGCCGAGTTGAGTTGGATCTTTCGAGCCATTTGGATGTTATTGAATTTACTAATATCTCTTTGTAATTTGGCACTCGGCTCATTTTCATACAACCGCTTGGCAGCGAGCATTTTCTTCTTAGATATCGTGCGCTCATCGTAAATCTTCTGCATCATTTCTGGTAGGAACCCATGTATGTCTTTACGGTACTGAGCACCGTTAGCGCATACTGCATAATCACCACTAATATCAATCTCTTGGTTTAAAATCCGTTCAACGCTCGCACTGGGATGTCTAGTCTCCCTGAGGGTCTCTGGACTGATATTGTATTGCATAATAAGATGAGGATACAGGCTATTGAGGTCAAAAGAGACAACCCAATTATAGCGTCCTGGTTTCGGTTCCTTGACATAAGCTCCTGCGTATTTGTCTGACTTGTCTGATCGTTTTGCTGGTGGAACAACAATATTTTTCTCCTTAAGAAAATTATATATGAGGGTGTCCCACATCCTCACCTGATAATATACATCCCTGATATTAACCTTAGCATCATATGCTAGAGCAATAGCAAGTTCGATAAGTTTCATCTTATCCTCAAGTCTGGAAACAAGTTCCACGTCCTTGATATTGTAGTCAATGAACTTCTGCCAGTCACGAGTATAGAACTCCTTAAAATTCTCAAACTCACTGTGATCTAACTTCTTCTGACCTAGTTCCACAAATGCTATGTGGTCTAAGCGATAGGATTCTTGATTAGTATAAGTGAATTTCTTATATAAGTCAAGATAATCAACGACATTGATACCAAAAATATTATATATTATCTGTTGACGACCTTTGATCTCCAAATCCTCACGATGAACGATACCCCATGGAGATATCTGCTTCATCTCACGTTCACCAAACAACCGTTCCATACGTCCACAGATGTATGGTACGTCATACAGTTCTACATTCCACCCCGTAAGAATATCTGGGAAATTAGTAGTCCAATAGTGAAGAAACCCACGGAGCAAATGTTCCTCGCTGTCACATAAGATATATTCAACATCATCGCGAGTGTTTTGATACGGTTTGGTACCCCATACCTTGATCTTACGGCTGAAATAGTCTTGGACTGTAATACTGAGAAGAGATTGCGAGCATTCCTGCACGTTAGGGAAGCCATTTTCACATGCCACCTCAATATCAAGAGATGTAACCTTAAGACTTTTAAGGTCGTAATCAACTTCCTTCGGGAACTCTTTCGATATGAATTGATAGAGATACCTGTCATACCCATGAACCTCAAAATTTTCTATGTCACGATACTTCTCCCTAAAGTCCCTCGCCTCTCTAATTGAATTAAACTGAACAGGCTTAGCATACCTACCGTCAAGGGTCTTCCAGTTAGTCTTCTTGTCCGTGACGACAAAAAGAGTTGGAGAAAACTTAAACTTCCTCTGAATACGTTCACCATTTTCGTACCCAAGGTAAAGCAAGTTGTCCCCAACCATTTGAACATTTGTGTAGAAACTCATTTAGTAACGATCTCGTACTTCTTTTTGATTTCGTTTGTTGGTTCTACTATTGTAGCAAGAGTTTCGGAATAAAGCAACACGTCTGTGTCAGTTGTATATCTGGGCCATGGCTCCAGTGTACCATCATCCTTGATTAGGTACGGATCCTGTAGGTGGCAGTTCGGTTCCTCCTCCAGTTGTTCCACTTGACTGATCAGGTGTATCCCTGACTTCAGTATCACTACCATCGTTTCCATCTTCATCCTCCAATACTTTTTCTGCGTCAGCAAATAATTTTTCCATGTCTAAATCACTCTCAGTAACTCCTGCAATCATGTCTTCATGCTGCTTAAAGTTCTGTTCGTAATTTTCTTCTTTGATTGCTTGTATATATTGATCAGCAATCGTATCTAATGGATCATATGCTGTTAAAACATGATGACCTGGTAGATAGAAATCTCTATCCTTACTCAAAGGTGCCCAAGGAAACCAAGCAACCTGATAACCTTTCTCCCTATTGAATACAATACCACCATCATCAGATACAATATCTAATCTAAAGGGTTTATGTAAATGAAATCCAATTGGTTCTTTGGTATCAGGATCTAAGATCTCTTTAGCCTGAGTGATTACCTCCTCACCAGATTTTAATAACAAAAGTTTTACGCTCATTCTACGTTGCCACCCATTTTGCGAACATTAGTAATGTATGTATCACGCAAACTAGGTACAGGTTCAACAATAGAAACAACCATATTATGATTAATAGGAATTCTAGTCTCAGGTGTTAGTGGACACCATGGAGAATAATTAACCCTTACTTCTGGATCTGAAACAACACCAGTTCCATCTAATTTTGGTTGATCATACTCAACCCTGTAAGGGAAGTTTAAAATATATGCTTGACGTGCACCACTATCTTTATCTACAGCTTCCTGTACGTCAGCAATAACTTGATCTCCACTGAACATGATAACAATCTTCACACGATCTGTGTTGACAATCGGTCCTTGAGTTTCAGGTGGAGTTACATTTATTGGATCCTTCTTTTTTGCCATGACTTAAAGGTTTAATACTAAACATTATAATAGGGGGACTGAACTTTGTCAATCCCCCCCTGTATATACTAGATATAATCTTTTCTAGTATGATGTTCTGGAACTATCTTACCTAGTGTTACCACCAGTAATCCGTCATCGAATCCGACACTTCTGATCTCGGTATCATCTGAGATTGTCCAGACCCTAGAGAACGACCTGCTGGCCACTCCTTTATGGACAAACGTTCCATCATTTTCCTGTTCTTTTTTGCTGCCTTCCACATGTAGTTTTCCAAACTCCGTGAAGACTTTGAGCTCATCTTTCTTGAAGCCTGCCAGGGCAACCTCCAACCTCGATTCGACATTATTAATCTCAATTATATTATATGGTGGATAGTTTGAAGTAGTATCTACCCCGTCCCAAAATCTATTGAGATATTCATCCATTCCGATGCTATTACGAGTAATCCTATCCATTAAATCTGGAAGGTTGGCAGCATGAAATCTTGCTAAGTTAGTCATGATAGTTCTCCTTAAATAAGCGAGTGTTTATTGTGTGTACCCTTGCGGCATACACTACTATTTAAGCATAAACTATCAAAAAAGGTTATGGTATTAACCGAAAATATAAGTTCGGTTAATCCTCCTTCTTCTTACCTATGTTATATTTGCTCTCTAATGTCCAATCACCCTTCTCTTTATAAGCGAGAACTTTAATTTGACTTAGAGGTGCTACATCTGCAATAGTTTCTTTGGATGATATATCAACTAGACCCCAATCACTAAGTAATTGTACTATACGATTCCTACGTTGCACATCATTCAGACTTAAGTTTGCTTTCTTACCATCCAAAGCAAACAACTCTTTAAAATGTACAATGTAATATCTTCCTTGTTTGTGTAGTATGTGACAAGATTGATAAAGCTTCTTCTCTTTCCTAGAAGCGACACCAATACGTGTTAATGTTTCTCTTACCTTTAAGAAGTCATCGGGTTCCTTAAGACCCACTTCAACCATTTGATCAGCGGTCCAACTGACCTCTTCGATCGCACTCATCTTTTTCCTCCCATGTCATGTTTTTGGCGTAATGATTCAATTTGAGATTTGGTAAGAAGAGTTAATGCGACCTTCGCTTTTTCGTTACTATAACCATAGTGTTTTTTGACCAGATCCAGATCTTCAATCTGTTCTTTCTTCAACCAAGGAGAGAAACGCTTTCGTTTCCTCAATGTATTTAGCAAGAAGGAATACTGCATATCTTTATCAAGATGTGCATTCAAATTCATCTCATTAGAAAATAATATGCTATCAATATTCCCAGACAAACATCTATTGATGATATAAGGAGGATAAGAAGATATCGCTGAAGGTTCATCAGCAATAAGATTTTCTTTGGTGTAATTGACAGAGTTAAGCCAGTCTTTAAGTTCATAGGTCATGTAAATGTCCTCACAGGACCTACTACACCAGTCTCAGACTGGTTTATTCGGTAAATATGTACGCTACCACTCTTCATGGTAACATGTACTTCTCCACCGTTAATAATTGCTTGTTGTGCTCCTGGACAGAAGGTAGACAACCCACCCTTACGAGTGTGATACAGTTGACAGTACCCGCTTTGCAGTACACGAACCCCCAAACTTCCCATAATTAGTAATAATCAATTCACGACGTTTTGTTTGGTCCTTCATGTAATCACCTGTGGACCTCATGGTATATGTATGAGCATAATCATACTGACACCATTCAAGATATCGCATAACGATATCAGGGTGATTATTATATGATATCATAACATTGCATAAGCACTTGTCCATGACATCCGCAAACCTTTCATGATCAAATCCTCTATGCATACCACCCTTGTTACCATAGAGTGCATCCTTTATGTCATAAGGTGGATCAGCATATATGAAAGTTAAGGTTTCATCTGAGACAAGGGATTCATACGATTCATTTGTGATCTTCCATCCTTTAATGAGTTTGGAATATTCTCCAAGCTTTTCGATCCCTCGCATGGAAAAGTTACTGTCTGATGCTTGTGCTGAAAACGATGATGATTCAGTAAGACCACTAAAGGAACACTTATTAACGACATAAAAAGCGCAGGCTTTATCAAAGTCAGATTTTTCTGGGTCATGTAAATACTCCTTAGATTGTTCAAATAATTTCCTAGCAGTAGGAGGATCAGGATGTTCCTTCTTTAGTTCAACTAAAACTTTCTGAAGTCCCCCACCATGATCTCTTAACTGTATCCAGAAATTCACTAAAGGTTCATAAAGATCATTCACCCAGATAGGTACACCAGGTAAACGCTTAGTCATCTCAAGAGCCATACTACCGCCACCCAAAAATGGTTCACGGTATTCAGTAATTTCCCTAGAAGGCAACCACTGTGTTAATTTTGATATAGCTCTGGATTTACCACCAGGATAACGAAGTGGAGTTTTTAAAACAGCCATCTACCCTCCATTAAGTTCACATCCAACAGTAGCACCACCAACTATACCAAGTGGAATTGCCCACCATCTACCATCTCCTTGAGATAAAGCAGCACCTACTCCTCCACCTATCAATCCACCTGCAATCTTACCGTCAGTGCAGTCGTTATCATCAACTTCCCTGTATTCCTCAACAACTCTTCTCTCTCTGATAATTGTTGATTGTTTATTGTCACATGGAAACTCAATAGTTTCTTTCCAAGATCTTACATAACCAGGATCTTGTTCTGTACCTGGTACATACTCCTCTCTATACTCAGATCTGAAGCATGATTTTTCGTGAGAATACCCACGCTGATACTCACCTGCCATCACAGGAGAAGTAAGCATTAAAAGTGCTAGAATAGTTTTCATTTGATAACGGGCATGTAAGGGGAATGAGGTGCGATTTCTATAGTATCAAGAAGTCTGTGAAAACTTTCTGACATCTTACGATATCCTGTACCAACATACAACTGTCCAACAAATACTGATACAGTTGCAGCACCCCAGAAGATGTAGTACCATCTAGATTTAACCTGATGGCGTTGTTTCTTTCTCAATTTAGTCATTACCATTCAACTTTAAAATTCAAATGTGGCTTGCCAGAAGTTCTACTCCAGTAAAAAGCTTTAGCCATATTCTTTACACTCATACCTTGAACACGTTGACGTGCTTCGATAAGATCATAGTTCTCCTTAACCCATTCTCTCAGATTATCACCAGACCATTTCTGTCCAGTAACATTATCTGTTATTGTATATGACTTTCTCGCACATGGAGAAACATTCTCATGATGAGTTAGATAGCGAAGATTGCTAGATTTATTATTCGTCTTGTTGCGATCTTTATGATCTATCTCCTGACCTGGTTCCCTCGGAGGTAGATATGCGTGAGCAACGAGATGATGGATGTAAGCTTTTTTCTGCTTAACTCTACCAGTGTCATCTCTAATATATTCCATATCATCAGTACGAAGAGATACATTAATCGATTCGTATCTATGCTCTGGATAATTTGGGTGTCCTCTCAAATGAGTTGATACTCTTACCAAACCGTTCGGTTCGATTGACCTTCTTTCATGCTTTACAGGTTCCCTGTAAGCAATACCATCATCGGTTATATAATAACCAGGGTAAATAGTACTTTTCATTTGAATTGACACTCCACCATAATTTCAGTTAACGCTGCTAATAAATTAATTTCTTGATCAGCAACAAATGCTGATTGGTATTGATATTTAGCAATTATCAATACCGCTTGAGGTATACTAGCAGGTAATAAAGAATCATACAAGCTATCGTATACAGTTCTTAGTATAACATTAGGATCATTGTCCAAATTAGTAACAATCCACTTACGAACAACAGAGAATTCCTTGTTCTTTAACGCTGATACCAACTCTCCAAGTCTGACTTCGTTGAGGACTGCCAAGATCCCCGTATCGATTGATCCCGTGGAGCTATACCGCTGAA